ACATACTATAATGCTACAGGATATACTCATATTTTTATCCATGCGGTGAGTGATTAACACTTAATGTTGATATATCAATACTGCTTATAAGGTAAGAATATACGCTATGAGTTATTATCTAGTGTATTTAGTGCATAATCCGTACAAAAGCGGTACTCTATGCGTGAGTGTGGAGAGTATAAAGTAAATACATTTGCACCAGGAAAACCTCACGCTGCACAGAAGCAGGTCTTAGAAGTCTTAGACAAGGGACAAAGGTACGTAATGATACGAGCTGGAAGAAAGTGGGGAAAGACCTCACTGATGATTTCATGGCTCTTTGAGAAGGCTTTTGAGACTGGCCTTGTCTGTACGTACATAGCACCTTCAAGGAAACAAGCCAAAGATATCGTCTGGACAGATCACGTTCAGAGAATGATAAACGAGATAAAGAAAAACAAAATCCCATATAAATCTAACGAGACGGAACTCTCAATCACCCTTCAGAACGGAGGAAAGGTTCAACTTCACGGAGTAGAAAACAAAGACGCTTTAAGAGGAATCTCAAATTGGGGAGCTGTCGCAATGGACGAGTACGATGACTGGGAGGAGGATATCTACCCTACGATAATCCGCCCAAACCTAATAACCCACTCCGCACCTGTTATTATCGGAGGAACGCCTAAGGGATTCAGGAACCTGTACAAGGTTGAGAAAAACCCAGACTTCAAACACTTTCACTTCCGAACTCATGACAATCCCGATATAAAAAGAGAGGAGTTAGTTTCTTTAGAGAGAGAGTATATGGATATGGGTATGGGCTACTACAGACAGGAAATTTTGGCAATTTATGAAAAGCCTTACGGAATCGTCTACGAGGAGTGGCCTTTGGAGAACTTCACTTCATGTCCTTATGATCCAGTTCTTCCACTTTACATGAGTTTTGACTTCGGAGTTAACGATCCGACTGCTATTCTGTGGGTTCAACGATACGGTGGGGAGTTTAGACTAGTTGATTATTACGAAGCCAGTAACGCAGACGTTAGCCATTTCGTCCAAGTCATTCATTCTAAACCGTACAAAACTGCCGAGTTAATAACAGGAGACCCTGCAGGTAATGCAAGGTCAATTACAACAAACACGAGTCCTATTGAGGAGTACCGCAAAGCAGGAATCTACATCAAGGTCAGAGACGGAATCAAACTTCCAGAGCAAATACGAATAACCCACAAGTTCATTAAGAGTCTCTATATTGATGTAAACCAGGAAAGATTCAGAGAATGTATCCTAAACTACCGATACCCAGAGAAAAGCCAGACACTTTCCAACCAATCTAACGAGCTTCCTATTCATGACCAGTATTCTCACGGTATGAGAGCTTTAGAGTATTTGTTTTGTAATCTTGATATCTACACTACCCCGCAGATGAGTTCAAGACAGATACCAAGATTCGTTCCAAGTGATGATATCATCGGAGTTTAATGCCCATAGAAAAGTACACTTTAGATGAATACGCAGAAATGATGCGTGAAAATAGGTCATACTTGTTTGCTATACAGGAACTTGTAGAGGAAACCAAGTTTGGTCAGGTTGAACTAACGATGGAAGTGCGAGATGGTGATGTCAAGAGAATGGATGTTATCCGTAGAAAGAAGTGGTTAAAGCCAGAACCAGGTCATAAAGAGTTGAATGGGTTTGCAGTAATCCAGAAAGTTGAGATATCTCATTGAGATTAAGTTTAATTTGTTGTAATATAGTATTATCAATTTCATACAAGGAGTATGCAAGGACACCAAGTGTGTCCTATTTTTATTTATGAAAAAAGAAAAATATAATACTGAAAGGGAGTTAATAGCAGAAATAGATGGGCAACTTCAGTTAGCTAAACGTTATCTTGACCCTATTCATGAGAAAATGAACGGTCAGAAGGAGCTTTACAGAACGTACATAGACAAGAATACCTATCCTCATTCTGCTAGAGTTTTTGACCCAAGAGTTTTTAGAATAATTGAGACGATAACTCCAAGACTTGTAGCCAACGAACCTACTGGTTCCTTCTATCCAAGAGAATCTGGTGACACTGCAACAGCACAAATCTTAAAGTCACTAATCAAATACGACTGGAAACGTGCAGATATGTTCTACAAGCTTACGACTTTTGTAAAATCAATGTTAATCTTTGGAACAGCCTTTGGAATCAATCTTTGGGACTATCGTGAAACGAAGAAAAAGAGAATGTCTCCTAAGATGATTAACGGAAACAACGTATGGACACCTTCTTCAACAGAAGATTCAGTAGTTGTTGACTTTGATGGTCCTAATTTTGAACCACTTAACATCTATGATTGTTTTCCAGATCCAAATGCAACCACAGTAGACAATATGAGATGGTTCATCCTACGAACTTTCAAGACCTTAAAAGAACTAAGACACGAAAACGACACTAGAGGAATGGAAGTTTACAAGAATCTTGATGTTTTAGAGAGAGCTATGTCAGACAAGAAAGAAAACAAGACTACAGGAAATTCGTTTGACTACAGAGAACACAGAAGAATGATGCTTTCTACCGAAGAACTAATAGGTCAAGACGAATCTACTCCAGAGTTTGTTGTTTTAAGACGCTTCACAAGAGACAGATGGGTAGATATCGTTCCTGAATTTGACATAGTTATAAGAGATATTCCAAACCCATACTTTCATGGACAACTTCCTATCGTAGTAGGAGTTGACTACCCATATCCAGGAGAGCTTTATGGAATGGGAGAGATTGAGCCAATAGATAGGATTCAGAGAGCAATTAACGCAGTCCTAAATCAAAGACTAGATAACGTTCAACTCGTACTTAGAAGTATGTGGAAGGTTAGAAAAGGTGGTGGGGTTGATATGCATACCTTAGTCTCCTCACCAGGAAACGTAATAACAACAGACGATATGACTGCAGTAGAGGCTGTTCAGGTTCCAGATGTAACAGGAAACACTTTCGTAGGAACTATGAACTACTTAACAGCAGCACTTCAGAATGGTTCTGGAATAACCGACTACACGATGGGTGTAAATACGTCAGCAAATGTAGCAACAGATACAGCCACTGGAGTAAGACTTGTTCAACAGGAAGCCAACGCACAATTTAAGTTAAAGATTCAACTCTTTTACTCTATGGTAGTTGAGAAGATAGCCAATCAATGGAAAGATTTAAGAATCCAGTTCACTACAGAGGAACAGAAGTTTAGGATTATAGGTAAAGATGATGTTGAGAATATTGCAAAAGCTACGGACTTAGAGAAGATTTCCATAACAGGTGAGCCAATCTTTCCAGGAGACTTCCAAACTCCTCCAAAGCTTCAGGTATCTAAAGACAAAACATTCGCTTTCTTAAACGTTTATCCAGAGGACATTCAACCATCCATAGTAGGAGACTACGATTTCATAGCAGTTGTTTCAAACGAGAGCATAACAGACCCAATAGCCTTAAATGAGAGTTTCTTTGAAGCACTGGATAGAGTTTCATCTAGAGAATGGACCGAAGGACTTGCGTCTCAAGGAAAACAATTAGATTATACGAAGCTTACACCAAAGGTATTTGATAAACTTTCCATAGGAATAGAAGCAAACGATGTAGTGACTGATATACAACAGCAAAACATACAACAGGATATTCCACAGGAACAGGTACAGATGCCTGGTCAGATTCCGCAGATTCCACAGATGCCGCAAATAAATAGTTTAGCAGGAGGAATGTAATATGCAGGAAGAATACTTAAACGAAGAACTAGAAAGAGCTTCTATATTTGAGGCTTTAATTATACATCCAGCTTGGAAGTATATAAAAACGTATGTAGAAAATCAGACTAAGACATTTGCTACAAGAGTTATAAACGAAGATATGGATGAGAAATTATTTCTAGTTGAGAAAGGTAAAGTTAAAGGACTTCTTGCGTTGTTAGCAGAAGTGGAGAACTCTCTAAACACACTAAAAAATGAACGTAACAAGAAGATTAAAAAATCTACCGAGTAGTGAGGATGTAGAATTCTGGAGTGGTGCAGAACAGTACAACAGTACTCCTATAAGGATAGGTATTTGTGAGGACCATACTAAGACAACTTGGTTTAAGCACGAAGGGTATGAGAGTGATAACGATGGTGGTATAATATGTATTAGATGCCCGTGGGGAACTAAGCTTCCAGGGTATATGAGACTTCAAGATGGTAAGATAGTGGACTTGAGAACTCTTAACAGTCAATTAAGTTGATTGCTAAGACTTTTTAAGTCTCGTTCTGTACACGTAAATACTGCGTAATTGGGTAGTTCTTGGTTACTAAACATTAACCATGCGATAGGAGGTGATTATCTTGGACGATAATCTCCAAAAATTAGAAGCTGCTCTTAACAATAGAGAAATATCGGCGGATGAAAACCCCGTTGAGGATTCAGCACCTCAAGAAGAAAATCAAGTGGACGACTCTACTGAGGCAGAGAAACCTGCGGAGGAAGAGGTGAAGGAACCCAAACCTG